TAATGTAACTTATTTAAAAATAAACCCACACTTATTACCTCAATTTGGTCTAACTTTAGATGAAATAATGAAACAGTGTAATGAGAAATATAATCCTGATGGTAAAATACCTGATAATGGTATACCTATTGTGGAATTAAAATATGATAGTGATAAGGGATTGCCTATTATAAATATACAGAATACGGAGAAATTAACTTTTGAAGTTATCGGAATGACTGAATTTATTAATAATGATGGTGATACAGTTCATTGTACAAGTATATCAAGTGTATCTACATGGAAAATCGATACAACAAAAGATATCGGAGGTGAGGATAATTTTAATAGTGAATTTGATCTTAGGTTCTCATCAGGAAGTAAAAATGTATTATCTGAAACTACAATTGAGAGGTTGGTAGAGAATAAGAGAGAATTTAATCAACTAAAACATGATGTGTTCAAGCGACTTAGGTGGGATTATTCTGCTCTTAAATTTATAGATGGGTTCGATGAATCAATTAGAAAGAACATTCATGTTATGTTATCAATTGATATATCAGAAGGGTTGGGTCAAGATTATAGTGTGATTAATATGTTTAAATTAAATTATAAATCTATGGATCTAATCGAAGAACAGAAAGATACCTACCAAACATTATCTGACTTCTTTCAACTAATTCAATTCGGTATGTTTAGAACCAATGTAGTAAGTCATGCTCAATTAGCAGAAATGGCGTACCTATTAATATTTGAGTTTTTTGATCCAGATAAAGTGAAAGTTGTTGTGGAATATAATAATGATGGGAAAGCATTTTTCTCAGAGATTAAGAATGTATTTGAAAACGATAATGATTATTCTGGTTATGTTATGTTGAAATTTAAACATCGTATAGATGCATTGAAGAAAAGTTATGGATTAAAAGTCGGTCCATTAAAAAATCAGTATGTTAAAGATTACCAAGATAGAATGGAGGGGCAAGATTTTATCATTCACCATGAAACAAATATTAATGAGGTTAGTACATTCATAAAACACACTACAAATGCTGGTAATACTGTATACAAAGGGGATGGATCATGTGATGATACAGCTATGACACTTGTTAATATGAGTCAGGGGTGGAAAAATTCAGGATTTAAGGAATTATTATCTGATTATCACGATGTGAATGGTAGAGAGGTTATTAAAAATATTGTGAATAGTATTCTTAATAAAGATGTTAGAGTGGGAACTGACTATGATTCATTTTTCAAAGCAAAGAATAGTAGTTTTGCTAACAGAGTAGGGAAAATAGACGTTAAGAATTTATTTTAATTTATATTCATTGATCATATCACGGTATTCAGCCGCTTTTTCATAATCTTCTGAATCTACATATTTCTGAAGTTCATCTTCCATTTCTTCAATAGCAGATTTTTTAGTTCCATTTAATTTATCTTGGATAAATGATTCTAATGCTACTGTGTAAGTATCATCATCTTTTTTATCGAGTCTGATTTCTCGATTATTTATCATATTAACCAATGCCTCACTGAATAGTAGTCCCTTTCTTTCTTCATCCTCTGATAATTCCTCTGATAAATTAATGTGTGGATTTAGTGTAGTATACATTTCTTGTAGACCGATCCATAAATTTGTTTGATCGGTATTGTTTTCTAAAAATCCTCTTATTTCTAATTTCATATCTTCCATTTCTTATTATATAAATCAAAGTTTAAATGTTTAAATTTTGATTTATTGTTTTTCTCTTATTTATTGAGTTGCACAAAATGGACCTAATCCAGATTCGATAGACGATGGTACAGTTAATTTTCTACCACATCGACCACACTTTCCTTCGTGCCACATCTCAATCTTATCGAAATTTGCTTGGTTTTGGTCTTGGATAGTTTTATATACCCATTCAAATGTTCTGTTAACGACTGATTTAGGATCGGTTTTTTTACGAGAGTGGAAATATTTATAAGGAGATGAATTGTTTTTAAAGATAGTACCTAAAAATTTATAACCACTATCATTATCACTACGGTTTAGATATGATACAAAAAATACTTCTCCTGATTCATTAGATCTGATTTTAAAGGTGTATCTCGTTTGTGTAGCTTTTGATACTACAGTGAATGTTGAGTTACCAGCTAAAATGAATCTTTTACTCTTCTCTAAATCTAATAAATGACTACTCATAATTATCTATTTATAATTTACACAAATGTAGTGCTTTTTAGTGAAACCACAAAGAAAATACATGTTTTCATTAAAAAAACTTTTATTATAATAGAATTCGATTTTTATGGGATTTCATAAATAATATATAGATAGATAAATTATATCAGAAAGTTAGCGATAAAAATACATTTTTAGTTTCTAATATATAATATAACAAAAAAGAATTACACGAGATTATGCCAACAGTTGAAATTGGAAAATATAAAAGACCAGGGATATATATTGAGGAATTTGATTCTTCAGTAATAGAAACTCCCGAAGTAACTGGATTACAGACAATGATCATCGGTTCTAGTAAGAAAGGTCCTGTTAACACACCTATTGTTTTAAAATCACAGATAGATCTTCAAAGAATATTTGGTGACTTAGATAGAACATTAGAAAGTAAAGGATCTTATTTTCATAGAACTATTTCAAAAGTTTTAGAAAACTCTCCAGTTGTTGCGATGAACTTATTGAATCCAGATGATGAATTGGATCAGTTAGAGTATAAATCATTATCTACATCAGCAGGATATAGTAATGATGTAAAAAGAGATGGTGCATATAGAAGATTTTTCGATACATCTACATTTTGGAAAAAAGATAGAGAAGCGTTTTTAGCGTTAGCCGCTGAAAATGAGGGTGATGTAGAAAGATCTATGCATTTAACAAATTTAAATGATAAAGAAATTACAGTGTTTGTTGTTAAGGCTAACAACACAACAGGATATAATAAAACATTATTAGAATGGTACGGAAGTGTTAATAAAGTGCCTTTTTATGTAGATCCAAAAGATTACGCATCAGATTATATGGTGGATGTAGTTATTTTAGATGGAAATTGGACAAATTACGCAGAACTAGCGGTTGATCCAGCTTGGAGTAGATATTTCAATACATCTGGTTTAATAAAATCAGAATTATTTAATATAGCTAGTGACTCATCAGTAAATACTTTATATGTGTGGAGAGGATTATCTTTAATTCCTTACTTCAGAGATATTCAAGGGGCAAATATATTCATTGAAAATAAAATAAATGAAAGAACAAACAGAACAGGACTACATTGTGCATTTAATATAGACGATGTTGAAACAGATTACAGAAACGGATTATTAGACCTTTTGGGTAATAGTCTTATTACTAATAACAATGCTGAATCTATTGAATTCCTATCTTATAGTGAAGATATTAATGAAATATTAGACTATACAAAAGTTAGTTTAGATACACCTGGAAATGTTAATCAATTAACATACACAAGTTATTACCAAGGTGGTGGATCAACTGATAGAGAAGCTTTATACGCTGAGGGGTATGTAGATGGACTTATTGGACCTGGAACGGCATCGGAAGATAGTAGTGGTGGTACTGCAAGTGGACCTGGATATGGTACATTCTCATTCGGATATACTGCGAGTTCTTCTTATGGAGTTATTGGTGGAGCAACTGTTAGTATATCATCAACAAGTTTCGATTTTATACCAGAAGATTTCACAACAACAAGTACATTGGCTGGAACAACACAAAGTTTCACAGAGGTATTCTTTGTTGATAGTGATGGTGGTATTAAGAAATCGCCAAGTAATACTCAGTTAACAACAGGAATCGTCTTAGGTTATGTGGATATTGTTATTGCACATGATGGAAGTAGAGTTAAATATTTCAATTCAGTTGATTATACACCTGTGAGTGTAGATGGGACAGGATTCGTGTACTTTGATAGTACAACAGATATTACTGCGACACTTGATGCTACAAAAGATGCTATCACATACGAGTTCTTAGGAACGAGTGGTAGTGCTGATATAAATGATTATGTAACTTATAGAAGATGGAGAGTATATAACCAAATGGTTGGTATTTTAAATAATACAAATGTCGATAGAGCTACGTTATTAATTGACGCAGGTACACCATCAAATGGTACTACTTGGAAAAAATCATTATCTGATTTAACAGTTGATATAACAAGTACAAGTGTAGCAAACAATGAAATTACGATATCTGGATTTGGAGTAATGGGTCTATCAGGTTCTATATTAGAAACAGAAGGTTTAGTACTTCATACAACAGATAATGAATTTATATTACCTGATAATTCTCCAATCAGTGGAGCCATAACTACCAACGATTATATAGGATCAACATATGGTGTAGTTGGTGTTTGGAGTGATCTTTACCAAGATTATATTGATGGTCAAATAAACACAGGAGATAAATTCTATGAAAACCTAATAGATGGTTTCGATAATACAACTGAAAGTTCTTCATTAAATTGGATTAAATTCTTAGACGTT